GTAGCCGTTGCTGGAAACCATCAAAGGATAAGTAAACACACCAGCGTCAACACCAGCAAGTCTGGCCATCGTGCCAATGTTCCAGTGGTTTTCGCGGTAGTTGAAAGTGACATAGCTGTCATTCTCATTACTGGCTGCACTTGGGTAATACCACCAGATTTCGCCAAACTTACTGACATGGACCGCATAAATCTTGGAGGCTTGTGCATAGTTGATATTGTCAAAGATGTAATCTGACACATCACTTGGCAGTGGCTTGACATAGCCGTCATATATCCAAAAGCCTGCGCGTGACATCCAAATGGCTGCCGTATCAATGGCCGCCACAGCCTGGGCCGAAATGAGACCGCAGCCAGAGCCAGCCTTCTCAAAGCCATAGACAAATGGAGCGCCAACATACTGGGCCGTGTGGACATCCACATCTGTAAACAGTAGGTTTACACCCTTGACCCGCTTGCCAGCGATCAATGTGCCAGGGCTGGCCAAGTCATAGTCGCCTGCAAGGTTGTCGCCTGCTGGTGTCCAAAGGGTATTGTTTTCTTGGTCGCACCACTGCACCTTGCGTGGGTTTCCACCAGCTCCAAGGGCAAAGATAATGCGCTCTTGGGTGACTAAAACCGCCTTGTTGTTAACTGGTGCATTGGTGATTGCTGCCGCCAATGTGGGTGTGGCGAACCCTAATTGCCATTCATAAATCTTGCCATCGGTGCTAGAGCAAGCAATTAAATACTCGCCCCATGTATCGAGTGACCAGGTGGTGGCAGGGATTGGTGTGCCAGTATCAGGTCTGGCCACACCATAAGCAAACGTGCCATAGGTGCTGTATCCATAGCCAGTCAATGTCGTGGAGTTGGCATAGCCACTAGTGAAGCCCGTTGGCGTAATGTCTTTGAGTGTTCCCGCCTCATTCATGGCATAGAGCTTGGAATGCGTACCAGCGCCAATGTATCGGTTGCCACTGTTATCGCGCCAAGTAATGATGCCTCGGCATGAGCCAGTCATCTGGCTGCTTGACCTAGTGCGCCATCCATTGATAGGTCTCAATGTGTTTTCGTACCAGCGCACAAGGTTAGCGTCATACCAGCGCCCAGCTGCCTGGTATTCAGTGCCGTTTCTGTAAACCCCTGGCGGTAATTTGATTGGTATGTACATGGCAGTATTTAGGTAATGTTTGAGACAAAGCTCATTGTGACAATGGCTGATGGGACTGCTGGCCGTGTCGGGCTTGTTCCAGCAGGGTATTGCTCAATTGAAACCCCCGTATCGGTTGGCCTCCACATTATCTCAACATAGTTGGTTGCATTTAAGCTCACAAAATAATTCAAAGCCATGATGAGATGGAATGGGTCACCGGGCGATTTTCTTGGGGCCAAACCAAATCGACTGTTTGAATTGGCCACATTTGTGCCATTGACCCGAAACCAGACATCCACATCCTGAGACGAATTTGTCGTGTTTGTAAACTGAATGGAAAACTGCAAGTTCCAGATTCCGGCATCGGCCACAGTAATTCTGGACCCACTGGCAATAGTCACGCCATTGGCAAAGTCTGTGGTGTTAAATGTGACCGCATAGGCCGTGGTGGTGTTGGCAGCCGTCTGGTCGGTCGAGTCTTGAAAAGCCCCATGGGGCGCATTCATAAACCGACCACCCCTTGGCCCAAACAATGAACCAAGCACAGCAGCCAGTTTTTTGAAGTAAATAGTCAAAGAGCCATTATTCTCATTGAAATGCCTGCGCTCATACACCTCGGTCGGATAACCAAGGGTGGGTGGTGCGGGATTCTCAAGTTGTTGTGTCTGACTGGCCATGGGGTAATTTTGCCTTAAATGGAGCTTACTTGGCCATCAAGTACAGCCCCACATTTGAAAAAGCATAACCGGCATACACCACCGCCATATACGGGTTGCCTTTAAAGAGCTGCTCCCCAGCAATGTAGGCATAGATTGCACCAGTCAAAATGATCAGCCAGGCGCTCAAAATGCACCTACATCGATGACCTCACCCCTAAATTCAATCTGATCTTCGTCAAACTTGTGGACCAGTTCTGGCCAAAGCAATCGACCATTGAAAAAGTTCAGCACCGCAAAGCCTGATCGGTGATTGCTTGGATTGATCTCGGCATAGGTAAATTGCGGCCCGTCAGTCTCTGCCAACGTTCCGGTATCGACCCCAAATCTGTTCCCGTTATAGTCAGCAAATGGGGTGACTTTTAAGCTGTGCAGATGCCCCGTACAAATTGAGACCCCGCTTGAAACTGTATTGTTGTGAGTAGCATGAACACCACCCTTGTATCTGTGCTTGACAATGACTTGCTCGGTAGGCCACACTGCCCAGCAGAAGTCCCAATCTAAAAAATGGTCTGTCAGCTTAAAACCTAATACTTCTTTAAATTGTGGCGCGTGTTGGGCCAGTCGGTTGCCAAATCTGACATCGTGATTCCCCCAAGTCCACAGCAGCTTTACATTGTGCCTTGCTGCCTTGGCCACTTCCTCGATCTCACCCAACGCACCCTGACAAGCCTTTAGTTCTTGAATAACAGTAGTCGCTGGTTGCTCAGTTACATCATGGCGGCTTATTGAAGCCCCGTCAAAGGCGTCTCCATTGCAGATCACAACATGGGGGGAAAATTCTTGAATGGCCCACAGTAAACCTTTAAAGGCCGTGGACCTTTGACCAGGTATAAAGTGCGCATCAGAAAACACAATCACAGTGCCATCTAGCATTCCAAGTTCAATTTGCTTGAGTGGACTGAATGACTTGGGTCTGTTTTTGTTATACAAATCACCTCGATGGTCTTTCGCATTGAGGGTCATGTTGTATTCTTTTTCAATCCACCTTCTACGCAAATGGACTGCCCTGTTATTTATACCAAGGTGCTCTGCCATTCTTTGTGCAGATTGAAGTTGACCCCAGAGCTGAATAAACTCCATGTCTGTGCAAGTTTCGTTATGAGCGCCCATGGGAATCCTTAAAAAGTATTTTTTCTAGCAAATTCACCACGCGGTGTTCCTCAGATTCCAGTTGCTCTGGAGATGACCGAGGGTCTTGGGCCACAGTCATAAGATCATGCAAAAAGACATGAAGCAGCTCATGCAGGGCCGTCTGGTCTAATGACTGGGGGGTGATCTTTTCAGCACCAAAATCACCCAAACGATATGTGGCCAGTCTAGCCCCCTCATTGAATTCGACTGAAGCCATTGCATTCTTTGCAGGCTTCAATCCCCTCTCAATGCGCCAGTCGCCAAGATTAAGAATTGATTGCCACTTTCTGACACTTTGTGCAAAAAGCGCGGAGTCTTCTGGTGTGGGAATGTTTGACATATCAACACCTTATATGACTTTTATGTCAATTTAATTTAAGTAAGCACTGAAAGTGCTTCATTTATATGCTTAATCCTATCATCTAAGCCAATAAAGCCGCCATTGATCTTCTTGGTCATGGTCCGATAGTCTTGGCTGTCTGCATACTGGTTGAGCTTGTGGGTGTCCCAAAACCATCCAGCAGTGAGCGCAGCATACTGGGGCGTGGCCACCAGCTCCGGCTGCATGATCAGGTCCACGCCAAGCGCTTTGCCTGCATGGTGATAGTTGGCCGACCCAGTCAATTGAATGCAGCCACGGCCTCGGAAACGATACCCATCCCCACTTGCCTCATCCCTATTGCCCATGCGTGAGCTGTAAACAGTATTGGCAATGAGCTTGGGGTTTCTTGCGCAGGCTTGGGCCTTGGCAGCGTCAAAGCGCTTGGGCCAGAGCTTTTGCAATGCTTCGGCTCTGTAATTTAGGTTTTCCTCAAGTATTCTGAAATTGCCACACTCATGGCCACACTGGCCAATAAAGGCAGCCTGGCGCAATGGCGTGGAAATGTCAAAGCGCTGGAAAGTCTCATTAAGGGCATCCACCCACTGTGGGCCAATGTGCAGTTGGGCCAGCTGTTCACTATTGACCATTGACTAAAACCCTCATTTCGTTATAGGCGTTGATGCAGGCGTTGAGCTTGACAATGGCTTTGTCTCCATCGGCTGCGATGTCGATAAGAGCTTCAATAGTCTGTCGCTCAGATTCGCTTGCATCGGTGTTGCTATTTCCTGTGGCAATGGCGGCACTTGTGCCGGCTTGTGGACAACTTGGGGCTGGGAGGCGCAGCCGGCCAGTCCTAGCAAGCTCATGCATAGCAGACTGTTTTTTCTTGACATCATCTTGGGCCTTTCTCAATTTAGTTTCTTGATCTGACAGTTTAGAAGTCATGTTTTTTTCAAGCTCACGGGCTTCATCATTTTTTTGAGCAATGGCCAGTTTCATGTCATTGTCTCTGTCTTCCCAGCCAAAGTGATAGCCACCTCGGTAAGAGCCAAACAAAGCAATGCAGATGGCCAATACCAAATATGGTATGGGTATGCCAAACATTATTCTGACTCCCGTCTGGCCTGCGCCAGCTGTTCGCGCTCATGGTCATCTTCAAGATGCTCCGGTGGCGTGTCTGGTGGTGGACCAGGTGTCCAAGACTCGTCTAATTCTGGATTGGTCCACTTGGGCATTGCCCCAAATGGTTGATTGGGTATGCCGTTGGTCGTGGCATTAAACCCGTGATTGTTGCTGTATCCATATTGGCCTTGCATGGGCTGGCACATCGGCTGGCCCATGGGTGGTGGTGGCTGCTTAGAAGTCATTGCCCGTTTACCAATAACCCCGCCAATACCGCCCACAATCAATAGAACGATATCGTTCAGCATCTTTGTATATGCCTGGTCAATCGGGGCCATGCTCTTGATAGGCTGGGTCACAAAGGTCACTGAGTACAAAAGTGCGACCACGATAAAGAAAAGAATCAGGGTGACAGCAAGCACCACAATGCTCCAGACCCTGACTTCAATTTCTTCAGTTGTTAGGTTTAACTTCGTCAACTTTTTTCTCCAAGATTGGTGCTACCAAGTATTCTGGGCAAGTCTGAGTAAACATACAGCGAGGCTTTTGACACTCAATTGCGTGAAAATTATCAGGATTCTGGCACTTGTAGCGATAATTTTCTTCGCATCCAACTAAAAATACAAGTAACACAAGTAATACATATTTCATTTACCTAAACCAACCCTTCCAAGTAGAAGATTGACAATTCTGTCTGACAGATCATCAGGTAAAAACTTCAGAAAACCTAAGAAATAAAGCGCCACACATCCGTAAACGAATATCTTGAGGCATAAGTCAAAGGTCTTCTGATACTCATTCACCGACCACACCTTCTTGTTGTCTCGCAGAATGTCATCAATTCATTCACGCCAATAAACACCAGAAATAAGACAAAAGCCACACCGCCAATGATCATGGCCAGCTCATTCATTTCATCTTCTTTGGCTTTGGCTTCTTTCTCGGCCTTCTTTAATGCGCTCAATTCTTTGGCATCTGCTAGGTCCATCTCGGCCTGCCTGGCTTTAATCTTGTTCCAGACATCAATCTTGCCAGTCTGCATAAAGAGCATTTTTAGCTCTTCCTCAAATGCTCTGGCTTGTTCCAGTGCCATCTCGATTTGCAAGGCCGTTCCCATGTTTGAGCCTTTGCCAGACTGCTTGGCTTGCAGCATGGCCTTAGTGGCCACAGACTTGGCATCAAACATCTTGCCAATCATTGGGGCAAGTGAGCCTAAATCATTGGCCACCTTGCTGGCCTTCTTGACCATGCTGATGGCGCTTTGTATCCCCGCCAGGGCTGTCATCGGATCAATCATTTCCTCTTCTCCCATTTGAGACAAACAACTTTCCGATTGTAGACATCACCAGTCCATGTCCACCTGGTGCATCGATATTCGGCAGCTGCTAATAGGACCAGAGCATAGATCATGGCCAAAACGAAATGATGACAAAAAACGACCAAAGAATGGTCGCTGTAAGCAAGGCCGCAGCAATGAATGCCACGGCCCACTCTCTCATTTTTTAATCCAAGTCTGCCAGACTGCACCAGCAGCCATAATCAGCGCACCCACCCACAGAATAGGCTTGGCAGCAGAGGCAATCCACCCCAAGACCTTAACAGCCCCTTGCATGGCATCAATAGCCTCCACAAGACCACTTGTGTTTTTGTCAATGGCATCTACCTTAGTTTCGACTGCAAGCAGTCTTTCGTAGATTTGTTCGTGGGTGACTTCTTCTGTCATGGCATTTCAACCCAAGAAGTTGTCGGCTCATCCCATTGATAATTTTTACCATCAGTGGGATATGGAATAGGCGAATCCCACAAGCAAGTTGTTTCGTTTAATGTCCAAGAAGCGTATGGCTTGGGTGGGATAAACGCATCGCGGGTTGAGTCATATGTGTAGCCAACTCCTGCGTAGCTTTTTCTGATTGTGCCGTTGTAGCTTGTTTTTTTCCAGTTGCCGCCCAATAAAGACTGACAAAAAGCCACGCCTACGGCTTCAGATTCGATGCCGTTTCCATCCAAGCACTCGCTGTTATTCACCACAATAACTTGCAGTATCACGTTGTTTTCATCAAGTTGTGCAAAGTGCGCCATGTCTGCCTCAGAATGTGATTGAACCAGAACCAGTCCACTTATAAATCTTGTATCCACCAGTATTGGTGAATGTGGGTGAGCCTGTTGTGGATGCGGCATCAGCAAAAGTATTTGCATAGCGAATAATTACTATGCCAGAGCCTCCATTGCCGCCAAGCGATAAATTATAATTCCAACCACCGCCACCACCACCGCCTGTATTTGCAGTTCCAGCAAGACCGCTTGCATCTGGATTTATTGACCCAAAACCACCCGCTCCACCGCCACCTGTACCACCTGAGATTCCAGGGCCGCTACTGCTACCGTTTGCACCACCACCACCGCCAGCGTATGTTACAGAACTGCCTGTGATAGATGATGCCATGCCATCGCCTCCCTCACCATTGGCATCAGTTCCGCCAACTTCTCCTGCACCACCACCACCACCACCAATACTACCTGCTGCGGTTTGTCCATTATTTCCTTGGGATGGAGAAGTTGATGGGGTATTTCCTGCGCCACCAGAGCCACCACCATATTGTCCACCACCACCTGAACCTCCACTACCACCAGCCTCTGTAGAACCCAAACCTCCAGCGCCATAACCACCGCCAGCAGAAGTTATTGTGCTAAAAACAGAGTTAGAACCACTTGTTCCGTTTGAGTCTAGTCCTGCACCCGCCCCACCAGCACCTACAGTTACGGTAATTGGAGAACCAGAAGATACAGAAAATCCTGATGCCGTTCTAAAACCACCTGCGCCACCACCACCTCCACCTCCAGAGCCACCCCCTGCTCCACCAGCAACCACTAGATATTCAATCGTTGACGTAACGCCACCACCAAAACTTCTTAGGTTTTGAAAGACAGCTTGTAAAGCACCACTCATGTCAATCCACTCCCTGAAATAAGCCAATTGGTAGAGGTAATCTTAATTGCTGTTGCTGAACCATACTGAGCAAGACTGCGCGATCCAGTTGTACCAGTAGAAGATAGATACATCGTGTCAGTAGTAATTGCAATTGTCACAACTTGGCTTGTCATATTGATAAATGTGATTGCAGTCCCAACTGGATAGGCCACAGAGCTATTTGCAGGGATTGTGAAAGTCCTTGCATTAGCATCTGTTGATGGGTGAAAAATTACTTTTCCAGAGTCTGCCAATACTGCCGTGTATGCTGCGCTTTGACTGTTAACGGGAATATTTCTAAAACCGACAGCGTCAGTTCCATCTACTGTGCAAGCAGATAATGTTCCACTTGATGGTGTTCCCAAAATTGGGGTGACAAGAGTCGGGCTGGTGGACAGAACATTGTTTCCAGAGCCTGTGCTTGTGCCAACACCAGTTCCACCTTTAGCCACTTTTAACAGCGGCCCAGCGTCAAACAATGCGTCAATGCTATCCAGATCGGTATTGATCTTCGTTCCCCAGGTGTCGGTAGATGCACCAACTTCTGGTTTGGTCAGCAATAGATTCGTGGTGGTTGTATCAGCCATTTTTCACCTCATGCGGCAATTTGCCAAGATTCACTATTATCAGCAATTGGAGTCCAAGTTTCACTTGAATCACTAATTGC